GAGACTGGTGCTGGTATACTCTTCACTGGTACTGTTACTACTGCTGTCACATTAGATGGCGATGGAGCCGGTAATATCATTATCACTGGCCCTGCTATCTATGAAGCTGCCCCTGGTGCTTACAATACTGTTGACTCTGCTCCGTTGTCTGGTGATGTTGTTACGCTACTTGGCGCTGCTGCTACGACTATTCAGCCTAACATGTTCTGGCATAAACAAGCGTTTGGTATTGGTTTCGTTCCAATCGAAAAGCTTTACAGCACAGATACAGTTGGCACCACTGAAGATGGTCTACAGGTTCGAGTGTCAAAAGGCGCAAGCATCCGCGAGAACAAGCAGATCATCCGCTTTGATATTCGCCCAGCTTACGCGGCATTGAATCCGTTCCTTGCTGGTCAAGGCTTTGGATCTTAGTTATAAAGGGGCTTAACGGCCCCTTAGTTTTAGGAGTGTTTAGCATGACGGAAGCAATTAAGATCCACAATTTATACAAGCCAAACGGCAAAAAAGTACAGGTAAACGAACAATCACTGAAGCACGCATTAAGCTTAGGCTGGACAAAATCAAAGCCTAAAAAATAATCCAACCCCACGAGGCTATCAATATGACCACAGCAAGACAAGTTGTTGACGGGGCAGCAGAAGAAATAGAAGTTAAGACGGCTGAAATTGCGCTTGAATCATCAGATGCACAAGCTATCTTTAATCGCATGAATGACATGCTAACAGAATGGTCTGACATAGGACTAACCCCCGCATTTAAAGAGGTATTCAACCTCGACGACACAATAAATGTAGACAGAAACGCAGTATCAGCAATCAAATTTGCACTAGCAATTAGATGTGCCTCAATATTTCAAAAAGGTGTGTCACAATCATTAGCTCTATCTGCAAGCGATTCACTACAAAGGCTTGAGGCGTCAACAGCCTACATCGGCCCTGTTGCATACCCCGATACACTCCCAATTGGATCCGGCAATGAATGCGGTGATTATTTTAACGATAATCGGTTCTTCCCTGAAAATCAAAAGGGGAATTTTTAGATGCCTAGAACACCACTACCAATACCTCTTGGTTTTTACACTTCACAAAGTCGACCTTTCTCAAGTCAGCGGTGTATCAACTGGATCCCAACTGTAGCGCAAGGACCAGCACTTAATAACACAGCCCTGTTTCAGCGGCCTGGCATAACACAACTTGCATTAGCTGGCAGCGCAAATCGGGGTTCATGGGTGGTTGATGGCCTGCCGTTTTTCGTGAGTGGCAACACCTTAAACTCCGTTAGCTCGACAGGTGTTATTACACCTCACGGCACGATAGAGGGTGATAACCGTGTTTGGATGGCTGACAATGGCGAGATATTGGTCATTGTTGTACCAGGTGGTAAGGGTTACGTCTATGACGGATCCGCACTGACTGAAATTACCGACCCTGACTATCAAGTTTCTGATACTGTGGTTTTTTACAGGGGTTTCTTTGTATTTACTACAAGCGACGGTAAGCAGTTATTTGTATCTAACCTTAATCAACCATTGATATTCGATGCGCTTGATTTTGGTAGCGCAGAGGGTGATCCAGATCGGATTGTTACACAGGTATTGACGCATGATGAGTTATCAGTGTTAGGCGAAAGGACTACAGAAGTATTTAGACTGGTTGGTGGTGTAGGCTTCCCGCTTGCAATTATACCTGGCGCGTTCACTGAAAAAGGGGCGGCTAGTAAATACGGTGTTTTGAAATTTGACAATACATACCTGTATATTGGCGGCGGTGTTAATGAGTTGCCGGCTATATGGCGGCAAACCTCAAGCGCTCAGGCAACTAAGATATCGACAGATGCAATTGATAGCGAGATACAAAAGTACACTAAAGAAGAAATAGCCGAAGCGTTTACGATGACCTACTCAGCCAAAGGTCAGATATTCGCCTTATTTACGTTTAACTCTGATCGCATACCTGGTAAAACTTTTGTATTTAATGGTACAGCTTCAGCGCTTGCCGGTGTAATGGTTTGGTTTGAGCTTCAAAGCGGGGTAACAGATTCACAGTGGCGTGCCAACTCAATTGTTAAGGCATACGGAAAACTATTAGTTGGTGATGATCAGTCAGGCAATATAGGTGTGCTTGATTATGATAATTATACTGAATACGGCAATCCGATATTCAGGCAAGCCGCAACGTCACCATTTACCGCTGACGGCATAGCCATATTTGCGGGAGAGCTTGAAGCTACATTTGAAAGCGGCGTGGGCTTAACGCTTGGTCAAGGTTCAGATCCAGTTGTTCGTATGGACTTTTCAGACGATGGCGGCAGGACATGGAGCAGTGAGTTTAGCCGAAGTATTGGCAAGATTGGCAAGTATGAACAGAGATCGTTATGGCGCAGGCAGGGGAGGTTCCCAGTTGCCCGCACGATTAGATTGACGATAACAGATCCAGTTAAAGCTAACCTGATTAAACTGGCAGCAACGCCAGAAGCGGGGACGCAATAATGGCAGTTCCGATAATAGTACCTAGACGCTTAGAGGATTGGTTTAAGCCTAACGGCGATTTTACACTTAGGGCTTTGCGATTTTTCGAGACGCTAACCGATAATACAAACCAATCATCACAAGATATCGAAGATGAAACCGGTATAGGTTCATTGAACGCTCAGGTATTAAGGTTGCAAGCTCAAATTGGAAGCGGCCAGCCTGTTACAATAGATACTACGGGTTTCACTGTAGACACAACAAAACAAACAATTGATATGACAGAGGTTTAAATGGCACAGCAAAACCTTAATTTAGGCGCAGCACCAAACGACGGGACAGGCGATAATTACCGCGTTGCGTTCACAAAAGTCCAAGATAATTTTAATGAACTCTTCGCCTCGAATATTTACACTAAACGAGTGTTAGTTAACAGCCTTTCAGATCTTCCACCTTCAGTGTCAAACGTGATCACGCTTGCAGCCAGTACACAGTACGTGCTGGCGGATGATATTGATTTTGGCTCTGATAGCTTGAGCTTTGGCAATAACACAGTTTTAACCGGTATTGACACGGTAATTATTACCGTAACTTACGCCGGAGCCGTTCCATTTTTTGATATGATCAACGTTACGTGTAGCGTTAAAAATATGAATATACTTCACCCTAATGCTGACATATTCAATTTCATAGACTCTGGCGGTCATGCTATCAGGATTGTTGATGTAACCAGTGCAGGTAGGAGTATTGGTACACTATCTGGCGCAGGCTCACTGGGGCGGTTTACTGATTTCTCACCCGCCTTAACTAATGGTGGCGCTTCATTTTCAGGTAATTGGATCACGTTCTTGTTTGACTCTGCCTTTGGGTCTATAGCATCAGGTATATTTATTGATCTAGGCACTGCTACATTTGACGCTTTAGCACTATCTAGGCCATCAATAACATTAGAGGCAGGCACCACATATTTAAGCGGGTTGCCAAATTCGGGCAATATAAATGCGGGAGGCGGCGGAACGGTCACGTCAGGGGGCTTTAGAGGTGCCGGTTCCGTCCTTCTTGGTGTAAGCGCAGAGGATGCATTGTGGGAGTTTTACCACAATAACGTGATACAAGACACTAGACCAGATGCTCTACTATCTTTGCAGGGCAATGCAGTTGCAGAAGCTATAGCTGTGGCAGGAACTCCAGTAAAGGTTACTGGTAATAATACATGGATTGATGAGCGAAGCAGTCAATCAACAAGTGACAACACAGGGAGATCAACATACAACGGTGGGAAGCCGGTGGTGGTGCCAATTACCATGCGCGGATCTGTTGAGCCAGCGAGCGGGACGAATAAGACAATAAGTTTATATGTTGCGCTAAATGGTACTGTTATAATGGGATCTAAAGCCACGGCAAATGTAGACGCAGGCGATCCAAAGTCAGTCACTGTGATTTGGCAGGAAGAAGCGCTTCCAGGTGACTTTGTTGAAATGTACGCCTCTAACGATACAGATACAACTAACGTATTAGTGTCTAGCTCAGTAATAAGGATCAACTAATGGCTAAAGATTCGGTGCTTGTTGATGGCGTCTTTGCTACGCTACCAAATACCCTGCAAGTGATATATGAAGCTTCAGAGGATGCTTTAATTAAAGCTGTTACCGCGAGTAACACCACTGAAATAAACGCGTCTTATGAAATGAATATCGTCCCTGACGATGACGACATAACGAAGCCAGAGATCCCTTTTCGCATAGTACCAAGGCTAAAGGCTGATACCGGCGCAGAAGTTGTAAACCATGTTATCCCTAAGGGTGGAACGTTGCGGGTATCAACAAGCGCGGCCAATTCTATAGCGTTCCGCGTAACAGGTAGAGTTTTAACTCCATAGGTGTAAAATGAATACTTATAATTTAAAACTATCACGGACAATTGACTCTGATTTGATACGAGTATTCATGATCAAGCCTGAAATATGGAATGATTTCGCTGATGATATGAGCGACATTGAACAATATCGACCAGAAGTAAGTAGCCGAACCATGTGGCTATCAGTAATGGATGGTAACGAACTGGTTGGGTTGGTGTTGCTTGAGAACGTTAATCTGAATACGTTAAACGTTCATCCGGCTATGTTAAAATCACACAGGGTGCATATAATGTCGGTGTTTGATGATGTGTTTAAAATATTCTTAACATTCCCCGATTTCATTAATAAACTGGTCGTCACTATACCGTTTTGCAGAAAGATAGTTTACAACACTGCGATTAAAAAGGGTTTTATAGATGAAGGTGTAAACAGGAAGAGTTATTTAAAACACAGTGTCTTTTATGACCAATGGAATCTAGGGTTAACAAGAGCAGAGATTAGGGGTTTAGTATGGCCAAATTAGTTAATACAGTTGTTGAGGTTGGAACGCTCGGGCTAGTGAGCGATGTGACAGGAGTTGAAGAAGCGCAGGACGCAGCAAACAGGGCTGGAGAGATACAAGCGGAAGCAGCGAGTGAAGGTGTTGCTGAAAGTCGCCGTCAGTTTGATGTGACTCAAGCGAGCCTTCAACCGTTTCAAGAGGCGGGTGTAGGTGCACTGGCTCAGCAGCAAGCGATGCTTGGCTTAAGCGGTCAAGAGGCGCAGCAGCAAGCGTTTGCTGGCCTGGCGGAGTCACCAGGTCAGAAGTTTTTGCGCGACAGGCAAGAGAGGGCGCTAGTGAGGAATGCAGCGGCAACAGGTGGATCGCAGGGTGGCAACGTTCAAACAGCACTACAGCAGCAGGCAGTTGGATTTGCACAGCAAGATATACAGAACCAATTTGGTAGACTCGGGCAATTAGCCGGTCAAGGTCAATCAGCGGCTACTAATATCGGTCAGTTTGGAGCTCAGTCAGTTGCACAGCAAAACGCAGCTAGACAGTCAGCAGCGGAAGCTAGAGCGAGTGGTATACTCGGAGCTGGACAAGCTAACGCGCAGTTTACAGGGCAGGTACTTGGCACTGCCGCTCAGTTAGGTGGTGCATATCTTGGGGCATCGGACAAACGGCTTAAGTCGAACATAGTCAAGGTGGGTGAGGCAAACGGACATAACTGGTATACTTGGACTTGGAACTATTTAGCCAACAAGATCGGCTTATTCGGAGAGTCTAACGGCGTTATTGCTGATGAGCTGCAAGAAACTAGACCAGACTTAGTTGGTATGCAGAACGGTTATTTAGCGGTTAATTACGCAGGATTGGGAGTTTAAGATGCCATTAGTAACAGCGAATCAATTTCAACTAACACCGGATTTCAGCGGCGCTACCGGGGCTGGTTTAAATGCGTTCAACCAGGCGCAATCAGGACAACGGCAGCAACAGCAGTTAGCAATGCAGCAGCAACAGCAAAAGCAGCAGTCGGACAGGCAGCGATTAACAGATCGGTTTACTTCTGTTGCCAATGCAGCCGTTCAACTTCAAAATCTACCGGATGACGCAAGCAGATTGAATGCGGCTAAGGCACGTAAAGCCCAGCTCCTTGAACAGCAAAAGACAGATCCAGCCATATCAACGGAAGATACTGATGAGATAATCCAACTGTACGAATCAGGCCAGGCAGATCGAGCTAATCAATTAATTGCAAGCGCAGTTGAGACGGGGCAAGACACCGGAATATTAAGAGCACCTGCACAGCCAAAGGCACAAGCAGGCTTTCAAAAGGGTGAAGCTGGATTAGTCTTTAATCCTAACGAGGGTACATTCTCAGTTGATCCGGTAGCTACAGAACAGATAGCAAAAGTTAACGCAGCAAAGGCCACAATAGCAAAGGCTGAAGGCGGGCTTAAACCTTCTGACATTAAAGGTATCAATGCAGACATTAACAACCTTACAAAAGGGGCCAAGTTAATTAACGCAGCAGCCAGAGACTTGTCGGCACTAAAAGGCCGTGGAACAGCTACATCACAACTAGCGGCTGTATTTAAACTA